CGGCGATTGACCAAAGCAAACTAGCCGGTCTTGATGCGACACCTGGGACAGACCATACCGCAAACGGCCCACAGACCAGCACTTTAAACGCGGGATATAGCTCGACAATCATGGACTTAGTGTATCTAAATGCTAATGGTAAATGGCTTGAAGCGGATGCAGATGCAACCGGCACTTCTATTAACTTGTTAGGTATTGCGATGGAAGCTAAGACAGATGGACAAGCTATGAATGTTGCGCTGGCTGGTAGCTTTATCAGAGATGATACATGGAACTGGACGATAGGCGTACCACTTTATGTCAGTGGAACTATTGGAGAAATCACAGCGACTAAGCCAAGTGGTAGTGGTGATGTAGTTCGTACCGTAGGTTATGCGGTAACAGCCGATGTAATATTTTTCAATCCATCAAGTGATTACGTCACTTTAGCGTAAGGTAAATTTATGGGAACTATATCGACAATTAATGGAGTGGCAGAAGATAGCGTTGCCACTCATAACGGTGGCACAGCGGCTTTGTATACCAATAAGAACGGTGATACATGGGTACACATTTCCTACAATGTCGCTACTGGTGGGACTATTACCACAGATGGTGATTATAAAGTCCATACGTTCAATTCTTCCGGTACATTTGAAATCACATCTCTAGGCAATACTGCCAATACGGTAGAATACCTTGTGATTGCTGGAGGTGGCGGTGGAGCCGGAGGTAGTTCTGGTGGAAACGGTGGTTCTGGTGGTGGCGGTGCAGGTGGGTATCGCACAGCAACTTCTTTTTCTGTGTCGGAAAGTTCATATTCTATTACAGTTGGTGCTGGTGGTTCTGCTGCTACCGGCAATGTTGCTGGCGGTAACGGCTCAAACTCTGTATTTAGCAGCATTACCTCAACTGGTGGCGGTGGTGGTTCTTATCAAGGTGGGCCAGCAGCTAGTGCCGGTGGTTCTGGTGGTGGTTCTGGCTGGGTTTCTAGTGGTGCTGGTGCTGCTTCCCCATCGGGTCAAGGTAACGCTGGTGGTTCTCATTCACCTGGTATTGGTGCTGGTGGAGGCGGCGGGGCTGGAAGCGTTGGTGGAGATTCTTCGTCTAACAACGGTGGCGCTGGCGGTCAAGGGCTTTCAAGTTCAATTACTGGCTCGGCTGTTTCTCGCGCTGGTGGTGGTGGTGGTGGTGTCTATACTAGTGGTGGTTCTGCTGGTACGGTTTATGCTGGTGGCGGTGCTGGTGCTAAAACAGGCACAGCAACGAGTGGTACTGCAAACACAGGAGGCGGTGGTGGTGGTATAGGAAACGGCACGAGTGGTGCTGGTGGTTCTGGTGTCGTAATTATTCGGTACAAATTTCAATAGGGAAGCTATGGCGCATTTTACAAAAGTAAAAGATGAAATTGTAGTTCAGGTTTTAGTTATCGGCAACGATGACATTGCCGACGAAAAGGGTGACGAGCAAGAATCATTGGGGGTCGCTTTGTGTAACCAATTATATGGTGACGCTACTTGGGTGCAGACTTCATACAATAATAATTTCAGAAAAAATTACGCTGGCATTGGGGATACCTATGATGCTGATAAGGATGCGTTCTATTCTCCGAAGCCTTACCCGTCATGGTCATTGAACGACACCACTTGCTTATGGGAACCTCCAGTGGCCTATCCCGATGATGATAAGCGTTACGAATGGGATGAGGATAACACTACTTGGGTAGAGATAGAAAGTTAATGCTACGCCTCTACCTAATCATCTGCGCGATAGTGGCGACGCTTATGCTCGCGTACAACACGACGCAGAATAATTACAAATTGATTAGGAAAGAGATAAATTTGGCGACAGATTGCCAGCGATGAAACTATTCCTTGTATTAATTTTACTTTTTCAAGTCGGTTGCGGAGCGGTGGCAAACTTTGTTGTCGGCGCAACCGGCAATGTTTTCTCTGACTCGATTAACCGAGAAATAGAGCAGCGCAATACTCCTTCTAACTGTAAGGCAAAAGAATGAATGGACACTGGGAAGATTTTAGAGAGCGCCTGGGCTATCTTCGTAGGATTAGGCTGGTGGATGCTGAACCGACTGACAGGAATTATCGACGATTTGAAGGCGTCCAAAGCAGACGCCGACGCTCTATCGAACCAGGCAAAGTTGATCCACGAACTAGACCGCCGCGTTGACGAGCTGGGGCATACTTCCATAAATCGTTCTGAGTTTAAGCAGGACGTAATCGCATTACATACCAGAATTAATGAGCAAGAGCAAAGGAAGGCTGACCGCCCACATCAAATCAGAGTTGTCGAGGAGAAGAAAGGTAAGTGATGATTAGATATTTAATCTGGAACCTTGGCATCTTCACAGCCATAGCAGCCGCGACGTACATATGTTATCGACTAGCAATGTTAGCTATTTAAAAGGGAATATTTTGGATAAAATTAACGAATTAGTTCTAGCAATATCAGGCGCGTTAGTCGCGGTAGGCGTTTGGATATTCAAGCGCCTCTTTAAAAGCATTGACATCGCGCATGATCGCATCGACAAGCTGGAGTCTACGAATGTAGACCGCAAATACTTAGAAACTCAGCTTGCGCCGATTCGCGCTGACTTAAATATTATTACTCAACATCTCCTGAATCGTAAGTAAAACGCGGCCCCGCGTTCCCTCCAGCGTCGCCAATAATATCATCCAATCTTAAGTAATTAACCAGCGTGTTCATAGCCTCTTCAAAGCCGTGGCACACTTGGCAGTTATGCCCTGCCTCACTCAGCAAGCTTATCCAACGCGCCTGCTCGCCTGATAGCCTACCCTTATTGCCGACGTCTTTCATTTCTATATAGAGCGTTAAAAAATTCCCGCGAGAAATGGGCAAGCATAAATCCGGTACGCCTTTCTGCATCCCTTCGCGGCGCATCTTCTGACCGCGTATGATAGCGGCTCTCCCGCTGCCTCCCTGGTTAGGGATGGCGTAAAGTAATTGCAACTCTGGGTACACATTGATTTGAGACTTCGCCCAATCTATGAGTGCTACTTGCTCGTCGTGTTCGCTCACGATAGCACCTCAAACTCTTTTAGCTCGCTTTGCGAGGCGCGGTAAACTTTGCTTCCGCTGCGGTGCGTGTAGAGGCGCTTCTTTTTCATCAAAGCATCGCCGCACATCCATCCTATGACTGAATACTCAGGCATCTCGCCTACAACTAAGGCGTATATGTCTACATCACCAGGAGTTTTATCTGTGGATACTTCAAGATGACCAAAGGGATAGCGCGTGGTCTTTACATCAACGGTCTTACCAGCGATTACCATGTCATGCTTGCCAGGATAGTCTTTAAGGTCAGGGTATAAGTTCAACGCTTTGGCGAATGCTATTTCTCCACCAACGCCATCTAGTTCGGTGACTTCCTCAGACTGAGGGCCGCGCTTGCGATTTGGTATGCCAGCCTTTCGGTTCTTTGTACTTCGCTCTTTGGCGAGTTGCTGGGCGAGCTGCACTTCGTTTGCGTTTAGAGTTATTAGTTTTGGAGTGAGCATCAATAATATTTCCTCCACATACCTCCTTAGCCATAGTCAAAACCCGCAGTTGTTCGTCATCTAAATCGTTATTCTTTTTTAACTTTTTTAAATATTTAATTTCTGCTTCATCAAACCGAAGCAGTTCCTGGTCTGGTACATCAACATTCATGTTCTTGACCATATACACTTGCCTGCCAATGATTGACGAATGTATTCCCAGATACCCTTTCTTGTTATAAAATTCAACGTCGTCTTTATCCAGCATCTATGAACCTCCCTGTTTCATATTGATAGAAAAAATTAGCACAGCCGAGTTGACCGCAGTGCTTATGTTTTATTTTTTGTATATGAACTGAAACGTCATGCTTATCGTTGCCTTCATCACCTGGGTTTCGATGAACACTGATTATGTTATGCGCCATGTTGTACCAATGAGCTGATCCTGAAATATCGTAAGCGGTTGGTATGGAATACTTACCCGTCGTCTTATCCTTTTGCATCTTCGCTGGATGAGCAATGAGAAAGACATGAGCGTTATGGCTTGCTGCAAACATTCTTATCTTGGCTAATGAATGGCGAATGTATTGCGTTTCGCTATTGCCCATCGCCGAATGATCGAAGTCGTTCCAAGGATCGAGTACGAAAAAGTGAACGCCATGTTTCATTACCATCGCTCGCATCATCGCCAAGATGTCATC